ATTAAATCCCCAACTTCTAGGTTACACACTTGTGCAATCATATGCGTGAACAATGCGTAGCTTGCAATATTAAACGGACAACCTAAAAAAACATCCATGGAACGCTGGTACATCTGACAACTTAGCCTGCCGTTGCTTACGTGGAACTGCGCCATCATGTGGCAAGGCGGCAGAGCCATAAGGTCGAGCTCGCCGGGATTCCATGCTGTAATTATGTGTCTTCGGCTGTAAGGATCCATCTTAATTCCTTCTATTAGCCCTAACAACTGATCGTGATTTTGAAGGACTACTTTATTAATTCTTACTAGCGGCTTTCTCCATCTACGCCATTGAACTCCATAGACTCGACCTAGGTCCGCGGCATGCCTCTGTAGTCGCTTATTAACCCAATAAGGCGCAGTTGCGTTATCGGTCCAGATTGTTTTATTATTGGTGTATCGATCTCCGTGAAGAATTTCTGCCAGTCGTCGTTCGTCTCCACTACCTTCAATAAACCATAGAAGTTCACTGACGACCGCCCGCCACGCAAGCTTTTTAGTTGTGATGGCAGGGAACCCTTGAGTTAAGTCAAATCTCATCTGAAGACCAAATACACCAATGGTGCCAACACCTGTACGATCCGGGCGCTCCTCTCCAGTTTCCAATATTGTTCTCAATGCGTTTTGGTATACTTCGTCATGTGGATTTATCATAAATTATATTCTTTAATAGTGTAGCTGATGGGTTCATTAAATTTAGCATGTTCTTTGACTTTTGTAAAGTTATCTTTTACATACCTTATGTCAAAATGCGCATCACATTGGTACGATGTATCGATCTCCGTAACGTAGAACCTATCAACAATATCTAGATAAGTCGTGTATATGACACCGCCGCCCATGATAAAGATCTCTTTATCTGGATACTCGTTTGCGCAAAACGCTAGAGCAGTATCGGGGTCATTGAGCGTGTGAACAGAACTGTCTGCGTTACAATAATCATTCTTTCTAGAAAGAATAATATTTACGCGATTCGGCAACGGTTTACAACCCAAGCTTTTCCAAGTCACTGACCCCATAATGACTACGTTTCCAGTGGTGACAGTCTTAAACCATGCCATGTCGCCCTTTAAATGGGGCCACGGCATGGAACCATTGTATCCAATACCGCCGTTTTGATCAGTAGCAACGATGCAATTTATCATTCTGCTTGAATTTCAACGGCTTTCTTTTTTGACTTTGGAGGATCGATTTCGTCAGCAGCTTTTCTAAGCCGTTGAGCTTCCTTAAATAAGGCATCAGCTCGGCTACGCATCTGGGCTGGCGTATCAACTTTATCAGTTGTTGGGACTGCCGCTTCAACAACTGGATCTGGAGTGTGAACTGGCTGAGTCGGCTTTTGCGGGGCGGAACCGTCATTTACTGCAAGTTCGTCAATCGTAACACCTTTTTGTTCGGCAATTAGGCGATTTAGCTCATCCAGTTGAATAGACGATGTGGTAGTCGGTGTCATTAGCACACCGTTCGTTGGCACCTTTTTAAGATGTCCTCGAGTATGAAGCCAAGATAACATATTCGAGCCATCTGGGAACTTTCGAACGGCCAAAACATCAGCAAGTTCGTTTGCTCCTTGCCCAGATTCGCTTTGGATGAGCGACATGAGAGAATCGTGGAATGTTTCTTGTAGACCACTAGTTCCTACCACCAAAGCGCTGTGTGCCTCCCCTGGCAGAGTCCTATAAACAACAGCAACTTTTGCGTTGTTATTTTTCATTTTTCCTACGTGTTTCATATATGTCGTCCTTTATTACTCAGCAGCTTGCTGATCGGATTCTGTTGAAGATTCAGCAGTTTGGGGAGCAACTGCGTTAAGGAATCCATTGAGTCGATCAAATACTGCGCCTACTGAAGTCAGTTCTTGTGCTCTAAATGCTCCTCTATTTGAAGCAACTTCGAGCAGTATCCGAATGTTTTGAAGGTCGGAGATGTTCAGTTCTGGTTGTTGTGCTTGTTCTTGATTTTCCATAATTTTCCTTTATTTAATATGTATAAATGGGCATCCCATGGATAACAGTATAACTTCTTTGGGGTCTTCTAATCCAATTTCGATTATGTCTGTAATCTTGTTTTCGTTATCTACTACGGTAGTGTTGACTATTGCGTATCTGCTATTTAAGTTGTACTCTATCCACGTTTCTAATTTTTTTGTATCAACATACGTATTCAAAGACAGCTTAGTAAAATGTGAAGGTATAAATGACAGCTTCCTAACACCTAACACACTTAACGGATTCAGTTCTTTTCTGTTTAGAGACAATTAACTACTCACTTATTTATAATAAGCAACTTGGCCGAACGGAGGAACTATGGTGTCATTACCGTGAATAATGAACAGCGTTTCGCAATAGTCCTCATCGCCCCAGCTTCCGCATGGGTAGCCATCCGTGAACATTACGAATTTTTTCGGCACGATGTCGGACTCCTTCATGAAGTTGTAGTTAGCATCAAAGTCAGTGCCGCCGCCGCCCTTTACTTTGTACGAAGTAATGTCGTCTGCGTTATCGCCCGAGAATTGCTCGTAGTTGTAAACTCGCGTGTCAAAGCACCACAAGTCGAGTTTGAAGTCCTTGTATTCGTCCATAATGCCTTTAACTTCGCTAATAAAGTCATTAGCTTGCTTGTCTGAAATACTGCCGGACATATCAATAGCTACTGAAATATCAACAGTGTCGTCATTCACCATGCCGGGGAGGATAGCGCCGGAATGTTGACTCTTGCGGTTGGGACGATTGAAGCTGTAGTTACTACGCAGCACACTTTGGATGTTCATGCGCAGCAGCTGCCGCCAATCCATCTTGGGCTCAGTAAGCGTTTGGATCATTCGAGCAATACTTGCCGGGACTTTACCAGCGCCTGCGCTTTGTGCAGCAGCAACCATTGCTTCCTTAATCTCATCGCGGATAGCTTTCTTCTCAGCTTCGGACAGCACTGGGCGTCCACGACCGTTCTCACCCTCACCTCCTTCGCCGTCACTGTCCCCATCGCCGTCCAGGTGTTCGTCAAGCAGTTCGCCAAGCGAGCCAATGTTAATTTTCTCAGCCTTGCTGTAGATGTCGTCGTAAATCTGTTCAAAGCTCCATCCGCGATACTTGTTGTCTTGGAAGATGCTAATCCAAGTGGGCACTTCGCCAATACGTTCATCCTTGAGAATTTGGTTCACAGCATAGTCAGCCGCAATATTTGCCAGCTGGGGGTTACGGCTAGCTCGCCGCCCCATGTGGTCGAAAACGTTGTGCAAAACTTCGTGTGCAAAACCAAACTCTGCCTGCTTAACAGTCATCTTGTTAACGAAGTCGTTGTTGTAGTAAAAGTTTCGACCGTCTGTAGCAAGAGTGCCGCACCAGTCAGTAGCATCTACTAGCTTAAGGCGAGTTGCGAGATTACCAAAAAACGGATGGCGAAGCAGCAAGCCAACCCGAGCAGTAACAAGCTTTTCAACAATTTTACTTTTTTCAGCTTGTGAGAATTCTCGCTTAGTAATTTCAGTTTTAGTTTTTTCGGATTTCATAACGGCCATGATACGCGCTCTCTTGTGTTAAAAGTTTATTATACATGTACATCAAGTTGATGTCAAACAAAAAGCCCTTGCGGGCTTTTATTATTCCATTGCCTGTATAATGTATTTTCCGTACTGCTCGTGGAAACGATCAAAGTTCTTCAGCTTCGAAGCGTCGAACGGCAGTGCGTAGTTAGTCAACGCAGTCTTCGCACCCATAACAACCAGCTCAGTTGGGAAGTTATCCATCATGAACCCGAAAAAGTTGTCGGACATAGCATCCCAATCCTTGACCTTCTTTTGGTTCGCAGTTTGCAGTTCGTAGCACATAGCAACAGTTAGCGAGTACATTGCGGAAATTTCCTTAATGTCGCACTTCTTAACCTTGCCAGTCAAAATGTCTTCCGGCTTAGGCATCTGCTTGGCAACCTTGCGGTGAGCCATAAACTTAACAGCAAGACCTTCGCCAATAGCGCCAGACACAAGGTCGGTCAGCGTACCTTCAGGCAGATCATCGTCGTTCAGCAGCTCGCCCACGAAGCTCCACGAACGCGGGGTAGCAAACGCGCGGCTAGAACTCTTGGGATCGAAGTCATACAGGTCCTGTTTAGCAAAGCTCACATAGCCAACAACTTGTTCGTGGACCATGTTAGCAGTTGCCCAGTTCAGCCAGTCATCAAAGTCCGTGCGCAGCTCCAGGTGGAGGAAACGGTTAGCAAGCGGGGCAGGCATGCGGTAAGTAACGCCCTTGTCTGCTTCTCGGTTACCAGCAGCCACAATGCTAACACCCTTGGGCAGCTTGTAAGTACCAACACGACGGTTGAGGATCAGCTGGTAAGCAGCTGCCTGCGTTGCCGGAGCAGCAGAGCTCAGTTCGTCCAGGAACAGGATTGCAGTACTGTCTTCGTCAGTAGGCAGTTCAGCAGGCGGCGCCCAAGTCATCGTGCCTTTGTCGCTGTTGTAATAAGGGATGCCTTTAATATCAGTAGGTTCCCACAGGTTCAGACGAACGTCGATCACTTCTCGATCTTGTTCAGCGCCAATCTGCGCAACGATGTCGGATTTGCCAATGCCGGGAGGACCCCAAAGGAAAACGGGGCGTTGAATCTTAATGCACTTACGCAAGGCGCGCTTGGCATCGTTCGGGGAAACAGTGCGATTAGTCGAAAATTGTTCAGCCATGATTAAAAACAGTTAAGGGTTAAAGTTTAAACACTACTTAGCAACACCTCGTGCGCTTCAGTATGTAACTATTATATGAGGTTCTGTGCGCTATGTCAATGCGATACAGCGTTGGCTTTTGCGGCACTGTATCTGACAATGTTGCCAGAAAACAAAACCAACTGCACAGCCAAACGCTCTTCAAACACTGTAACTTCGGTTTTTGAGAGATAGAACGGCGAGTTTACTTGACGATCCAACAGCAGTATCAGTTGACTAGTGTAGTCAATTTGGTCGTCGTACTTGATCACATACTCTTTGATTCCAGCATGTAAAAGGGCTTCGTATCCTTCTTTGGATAAACGAAGCCCGCCGGTGTCTTTGTTTCTGGGATTGACCCACCAAAGATTGATATATTTTTTGAAATCTTTTTCTAAAGTGCCAGGTCTGACTATGTCAAGTACTTTTTTAGTGATCTCGAGTTTTAGATTCATCGGTTATTTTTTGCCCAGTTGTTAGTCTATATACAGAAAAGCCATCAGTATCGAATAATTTATTTAATTTTTCTGCTAAATTAAACGCATGGCCTGAATTCGAAAAACTTACTTTTTTGTATTTCGGCCCTGCGTCTTCGGTGACCATATTACTAGTTTTTAGATTTATCGGTTTATCGTTATAAAATACTGCCCAAATTGCGTCTGCCTCTAAAACTTGATCTGTCTTATAGTTCTTTTTGCTAGTTGTTTCTAATATAACTGTTGGCTTGGGTCTACTCATTTAATATGTGTCCTTAAAAGTACACATATATTTATTTTATAAACTAAAAACCGCCACCGTCGGCTTTGACGCTAGTCACAGCAGTGGCTTCGACAGCAGTTAACAGCTTGTCGTAATCTCCGCTGAGTCTAGTCATAACAATGCTTAGACTATTTTGAAGATCGGCCACTTCTTTGATAGTAAGCGTTAGGGATTTTTGATTTGATTTGATCGCTACTCGAGCCTTATCTAAAAACTCTTCAATTGGAAATGTGTTAAGTGGTTTCATTTTTAATTCTTTGGTATTCGGCAATCATCTCTTCTTCGGTTTTGAACGGACCTCGATATTGATAGCGGCCTAGGGATAGTAGCTTCGGGCAAAAACTTTTAATCCACCCCTTTCGGAATTTGATTATATAATAACCTGCGCAATGTTGGCTCTTACTGTTTGGTATTTTTAGATAAATCGGTAGTTTTCTTTTTACGTCATATACGGGATCATACGGTGTAGAATCACAGGAATATCCGTAGATGCTAAAGCTTTCAGCAGCAGTTGTTAGTAAACTATCTTCAAAGGATATTGATCCGATGGTATTATCTATTTCAGATAACGAGGATAGCGGTATTGAATTACCTCTGAACAGCAACGCATATCCATAACTGTCTTTGCTAAGAGATGCGACTTTCCCAGTCGCATTCCTTATTAGCCATTCTCGATTTGGGATTAGCGTTTTAGCTTTTACGTTCATTTTGTATATCTTGCGTTGAGCGGTTCTGCGAAACTTTGCACTTGCTCGCTGATTTTTTGTAAATCAAACTCTGAGCAGAACTTTAATAGACGAATGCCGACTTGGGGCACTTGTTTTTCTTTAGCAGTTTCGGTATTGATTGTATCAACAATGATCTGTCTAATGTCAGCAGGTTGTGCGGTTAGGTCACAAAGCAATCGATTTCGATTGTAATCGTCGAGCACACGATGTTCCACACCTTCATGATCAGTCCATCGTTGGAGCATGAGATTGTTCCAGTTATAGCCTTTTGTGAGGCGGTCAGCGTATGCTTCAGTTAACCCAACTTTATTTTTAGTTCCATTGGTACGAACGCCGGGGTATGCGCTAAAAATATTATCGCTAGTGTCACCACGCATGCACTTTTCAAACAACATCCACTCGGGATCTGGCGCAGGCTTGACAGTTTTAGTCTTCTTATCCACAACAGGTTTGCCTTTTTCGTCGTAATAGCCCTCATGGGTTACAGTGATGCCCATTACGCCGTTATACTGTT